CCAGTTCCAACCGTTGATGAGGCAGAGCCCACAACAATTTGCTGAGTTGCATTTTGTGCAATAGACCATGAGGTTTGTTTTCCTAATATGCGAATTTGATCCCCAACGGCTGCTGTTGCAGGAAGTGTGTAAACAACACCACCCGAATGATCTGTGATATAACCCGTTTGGACTGCTAATGCTTGTGTAGCTGTTACAACATCTACCCATGCAAATGATCCACCTGTTGATGCTATCGTAATGCTATTGGCGGCATTCGTGATTGTAACGCCTGTTCCTGCCGTTAAAGTAGCTGCTAAGGGCGCACCTGAACCTGACCCAATGATAAGCTGTCCATTTGAAGCTAATGAGGTTAAAACAGGAACTCCTGTCGCTCCAGTTGTAAGCACTGAGTTATTTGCTGTTGCTAGGCCTGTAATAGTATTTGCAGCACTTGAGAAAAGGATTTGATTGATTGTCGTAGTAAGAGGGTAAGTGGCTGTGCTAAATGCTGGATTAGCTGAGGATCCTGCTGATTGAAGGACTTGACCTGCTGTTGCTGTAGGTCCTAAATTGGTTATTGTAGCTGTGCCAGCACCTAATAAAACAGAATGATTATTCAGGCCTGATAATTGTGTACTAAGAGTGTTTCCAGATCCTACAATTGTGATGCTACCCGTTCCAACTGTATTTATATTTCCTAATACAGGACTAATCGCCCCTCCACTATTACCTGTTAAGGTAGATACTTCGGAAGAACCAGGAACCACAGTGATTGTGATAGTGTTACCTGATGCACTTGTGCTGACACCTTGGGTTCCACTTCCTGGAGTAACTACATTTATAGTATTCCCAGAAGGAACAGCAGTTCCTAAATCAGTGACGAAACTTGTGGGAACTGTAGGAGGCAATGTGCCCGATGTCACTGCTTTATAAATCTGGCTCACTATTCACCTATAAATTTATGTATGTATAAGAAATAGAAAAGCTACCATCTGCTGCACCATTTCCATAGAAGATCATTCCTTTCGGAAATGTGTAAGCATCATCATCTAAAACTAGAGCTTCTCCAGCTGCAAAAGTCTTAAACTGAATCAGAGTTTCTCCTCCATCCAGAGACGTATAAAGAATAACGGGAGCTGTACTTTGATTGTCGAATATAATTTTAATAGGGATAAAAAGAAGTGTTCCTATTTCCACACTGCTGCCAGTCATAGCTGCAATGAGCTCCGTAGCTGGAAGCATTTGTTGTGGATAAATGTAAACTGCCATTCTATTCTCCCTATTATTTCGATCTTATTTAACTTGCAATATCTTCAGTTGGTGGCTGTTCGGCCTGTTCTTTTTGCAATTGAGCTTGCTCTTTAGCCTGATCTTCAACCTTACCTATCCATTTAAGTGCTTGCAAAATTGATTCTTTAGCCACTTCTATAGGGCAATTAGACTCAAAATTAAATGTGCATTCAAAATCGTTTATGAGCACTTTGAACTGAGTTAAATTCTTTAACATAAATACCTATATTGTAAATTTTACTTATCGAAAATCTGTATAGGATTTTGTGAAAAATAAATCTACTAAAATTTATACTCCCATTGCTACTACTGTTATATTTGATATTGTTGGCGTTCCAGTTGATGCAACTTTTACATAATAATTATTTGGAACATATGCAAAAATTGTGAAAAATGTGGCTGCAGCTACTGTAAAGCTTGGAACTGCAGTTTCGAGTGTTGGTGTGTTTGTTGTGCCAACACCAAGCGTTAAGGTTGCAGTTGTTGCAGCTGAAACTTGAACGACAATATTAAGCAATACATCATATCCAGTTGTATTTTGTAGTGCTGTACCAGCCGTTAAACTAGCTCCAAATGACGTTGTAGCTACGCTCGCTGCTACTGGCGTAGTGACTATATTACCACCAATCGTTGTAGTGGTTATGTTTGTAGTTGAATTACCAATGTTGATTGCGTGAGTTGCGCCTGTTCCAGTTCCGATATTAATTACTGCGGCATGAGTTCCATTACCACCGGCAACAAGGTTGAATGTAGGAGCTACAGTTGTATAAGTTCCATTGAAAATGTTTACGGAATTAGTTCCGCCTGTAAAGGCACCATCGAATATGTTAAAGTTATTCGTACCCTGTGTAAGAACTCCATTAAGTGCGGTGATAACCTGATTCCCTGTACTTCCTACACCGTTAAGTAAGTTTAAGGTTGTAGTGGCTCCAGGTGTAGTTCCATTCAATACGTTAACTGTCTGTGCGCCTGTAATGGAAGCGCCTGATGCTATGTTTAATGTTTGAGTACTTCCAGCAACACCATTCATCAATCCTACAGTCAAGGCACCTGTAGAAGTAGCCACATTAATCGCACCCGTTTGCGCAGCTGCACCGATAGTAATGACTTGTGCGGCATTACCTCCAAGTCCAAGTCCTATTGTAGAACCTGATCCGCCGATAATTGTTACGTTACCGCCTGCATTTGATCCGATGTTAGTAATGTGAGCGGCACTTGTTCCTGTAGCTATGTTGACTGTGCCTGCGTGTGTACTTGCTCCGGATAATAAATTAAATGTTCCTGCAACAGTGGTATATGCGCCAGATAACATATTTATCGTATTTGTGCCACCTGTGAAGGCTCCTGAGAATACGTTAAATGAGTTGGTACCACCCGAAGTAATGCCACCAAAAAATGTAGCTGTATTCGTACCTTGTGTAATTGCTGCACCCTGACAAGCAAAAACCTGATTTCCAGCCGAACCTATTCCACTCATGATTGTTAAGGTTTCGCTAGCTCCTGGAGTTGCGCCAGTCATAATATTCACAGCATTAGCCGTTGCTATTGAAGCGGCAGAGGCTAAATTGATTGTCATGCCCGCCGTTGTCACGTTTCCAATCGATACAATACCTGTCCCACCCGCACCATTTGCGATCAGAACGGATGCTGAGGCACCTGATGTCGATCCTAAAACTAGATTTCCAGTCTGAGCCGTTCCACCAATTGTCAATGATCCTGTTGTCAAACTTGCTCCAATTGTTGCTACTGTTGTAGCAGCAAAATCAAGTGTAAAACCACCTGTCCCTGAGTAGATACTTGTTGCTGAAGTGGAATTTGTAGAGCCTAATGTGACTGTATTTACCGATGCTCCAGAGGCTATTGTTATGGTATTTGTTCCAGCACCATCGGCTAGATGGACAGTATTTCCCCCTGTTCCTGTGGAAATATTAGTTGTATTGGCACCATTACCTATTCCCAAATTCAAAGTGTTTGTTGCAGAGCTATTTCCTAGGGTAATAGCACCTGTTGATTGTGCAGTACCGCCGATTGTGATTGCACCTGTTGTATTAGCTGCAAACATTGTTGCAACCGTAGAAGCTGCTGTTGTAACAGTAAAATTACCGGTCCCAGCTTTTAATGTTAGGGCCGCTGCACCTGTATTTGATCCCAAAGTGACTAAGTTAGCTGCTGCATCGTTGAAAAGCTGGATTGTATTTCCGCCTCCGGTTGCTGTGATACCACCTGATCCTGAAGCGATAGTGATGAGTCCGGATGAACCACCGATAGTAGTGGAAGCTGTACCCGTTGCATTTAAACTAACCGTTCCAACTGCTGTTAATGAAGTAAATGTTCCAGCTGCTGGAGTTGTTCCTCCAATTGGAAGACCATTAGCTAATGCATAGGCCAGGGAACCAGGATTTATTGCATAATTAGTTGTTAAAGTTCCTGTTGCTGCCTGAGCATTCGTTGCAAGAAAAACATAACCTTGTTGAGAAGTCGTTGCAGGGACTCCAGCACCTACAACAATAGCGGACAAGGCAGTGGCCACATCATTAGCAGAAGAAACGTAACTTGAATTAGGTGCTCCACCTGATTCTGTTTGAGCTAGTGTGGCTAGAAAAACAGTTCCTAAAGAAGAAGTCGTTGCAGCCGAACCACCGGATTGATTCCAGATACCTGCACCTGTGGTTTCGTAAATAACCGGAGAGCTTCCGCTATTATATTGCCATCTAGTACCAGGAGGATAAATATCTTGAGTGGTAGGGGCTCTCTGAGCATATCCAATAAATTGGGGGTAAACATATGCATCAACTCCAGTTGCGAACGGTGTGCCCTGAGCTGTATTCCCTAACGCTGCGGTCATAAGAAACTCCTTGGTAATTTATTTCATTATACCAAGTAAATATTTTAATATGTAGGAATGTTAAAAATATTTTTGTTTTTTGGTAAGGTTCGCTTTTATTTGCTAGCTGGGTTATATTTCATGGAAAAGAATAGGAAAAATAATATGGAAACAATTTTAACAGCTATTGGTACGGTACTCACAATTTTAGGATTTATGTGGGCAATTATAAATAATTTAAAATCTGAAATTAGATCTGAATTCGATAAAATGAGCGAGAAATCTGATAAATTGGAAACAAGAATATCTAATTTAGAACACGATATGATCGAAATAAAAACAATTCTTAGAATGAAAGAATGTTGCATGATCAAAGATGACAGGCAATTTAGGAAAGTAGAATAGTATGGATAAGTTAGATCTATTATTATGGATTGTTGGAGCTGGATTCACTCTTAATTTTTCTATTATGATAACTATGTGGAATACAATGAACCATAAGTTAGAAAAGCTTGATGAGAAAATTACAGACATTGATCGACGTCTATGCCGATTAGAAGGGGCATTTTCCTCTAAAGACTGTTGTATGATTAAAGACGATAGATTGATAAGGAAAGTGGAGTAATTATGGATACAATTATAGAGTTATTTCAGAAATGTGATATGGCCAATATTATCGTTATGATCGCTATGTTTTACTGGTTCAACGGTCGTTTGGAAAAGAATTTTGATAAGATAGATGATCGATTCGATAGAATTGAATCAGATATTAAGGAACTTCGTACAAGCGTCAATCGCATGGAAGGTGCTTTAATGTCTAAAGATTGCTGCATGCTTAAAGATGATAAGCAATCAAAGAAAGTGGAGTAATTATAAAAAATAATTATTATCCACTCACTCGTTGATATGGATAACCTCTGTTTTTAATGAGTGTATAAAGCGATGCGCCTATACTCGGAACTTTACCTTTCCACCATCTACCCCATTTATTTTGACCATCCGTACGAGCGGGCACAGCACCTTGTTGGAACATGTCGAATATCTCTTTAGGGACTCCCGAATAGGAATAGACAGGCCCATTCCTATTAGGATGATCACCTAAGAATCTCACCATTAAATTACCTGTTTTATCATCATATGCAAAACCTTCGACATTACTTGAGGGCATTGCAGGCGTTAAAGGCTGATTGGCATTAAGGGGAGGAGTTCCCGAAGTGGGCTCCTCATTTTGTGATTGCTCTTGTATGACCTGTAATAGGTTTTGTAAAAGTTCACCTAAAGCTTGCTGGGATTCTAGATTGAGGTTAGCCCCGTTCTGTTCAAGATATGAAATGATGCTTTGAGCGTACTCAATAAGTTCATTCACTATTGACCTCTGAATCTTTTTATAATTTCATTTCCTTGCTGCATGATTTGAGCCACACCAGGATCTATTCCTTGGCCACCTTGTTGTGTTTGTTGCATACCTTGTTGCGAAGGTTGTTGTTCTTCAGGTTGAGCGGTTCCTTGACCTCCAAAAACGCTTTCAATAATATTGGACCAAGAAGTTTTATGTGTTTTCATAAGCTTCTTAATTGTATTCGTAAACTTCTTGTTATTCTGCGCAATAGCTCCTGCTTCGATAGGCTTACGACCTTTCTTGATTTCTTGATCGAGAAATTGATGCAATTCAGGTGATTCTTGTTCGATTAAGTTTTTTGCCTGTTGTGATACTGTGTTTCCTAATTTTTCCTCTATAGTTGATCTTACATCATCATATGAATAACCTTCATCCAAGGCACCTTGAATAAATTTTCCAAACCTTGGGTCTAATTTTGATAATCCTGCTTGCGATAGATTATCAGGAACATATTTATTTATTAGCGATCCTACTTTAGGAATCAATTTGGATACTACACTTGATCCTAATGATGCCGCTCCTCCTCCTAATGCTGAATAACCTAAATTCTTTACAGCATGAATAGGAGCTTCTCCTCTTTCTCTAAGTGATTGAGATGCTTTTTGATATGGTTCCATATTTCCCTACTTTATTCCTGTAAATGCTTTTACCCACCAATCATTTAACCAACTATAAAAAGAATTATCTGTTTTCTGTAATTCCTCAAGTTGATCGCTAGACATATTTAGTATATCTTGATTTTCAACAAGATATTCTTTAAATGTTTGAGGGTCATAATTTTTATTTCTTAACTCATGCATTATTGCTAAAGGGCTCGCTTCTTTTGATTGTGCAAACGATTTTGCTAAAACAGGTGATATTTTCTTTGTTGCGTTTATTCTATCTTCTTTTTTTACACCACTCATTCCCAGCCCTGCCATTCCAGGGAATCCCTGACCTCCAACCTTTTCTAATTTAGGTTTAAAATCAGGAATAGATTTAAGTGTATCGTTCAAAGACTTCACCTCTTTTACAGGCTTCATCATTGAGAAAGCTAATTCAGGTGATATTTTATTATCAGCAATCAATGTGAATGCCCCATTTTTTAATCCGTTAGGGATATTCTTCAAGCTTTTTCTTATGCTTTCTATGGATGAAATTAGCGCTTTAGGAGAATTTGTAACGAATCCTAATCCCCCGAAAGATTTTATGTTTTCAAAAGTTTTATCAATTTCAACTACTTTATCTCTAGCATCTTTTGCAGCCACTAACTCTGATTTTTCGCCTGAAGCCACTTCATCTATTGCCGTATTTTCTATATTTTTATAAATATCATCCGGAACATTCGTTCCTGCTGTTTTTTTTAAATCAGTCAATTGATTTCTAAGAGTATTTTCTACGTCTTGCTCGCCTTTCCTTTGACCTTGTTGTGCTTGATTAATTGCTTGTTTTTGCTGATCTTCTGCTTGAGCACCAGACATGGCAGTATCATAATCAGGATAAAGAGCTCTATTTTGCTCATGCAATTCTTTAGCTCTTTGTTGCAATTCAGAAAGTGTTTTTGGTATGTAAGGCTTAATAGTAGCTTGAACTCCCTCTTGGGTTGTTATGCTTCTATTGGGTTGAGGTTCATTTGTGGGCTGTGAGACATTTATTGCATCAAAAGGATTTGGTTTTGTTTGCTCAGGTTTAGCACTAGATGGAGCGGTTCCAGAATCAGAAGGTATATTTTCGAGGCCTTTTAACATTCCTTTTTGTCTAAGAATATTAGCGCCGCTTTGTACTACTTGTGGATATTCATGAGCTGCGGAAACCAAATCAGTGAATTGCTGATAGGGATCTTGGTCTTTCTTTTCTCCAATAGCTTTCAAAGCAGATCCTAATCGATTACGCTCAAGTTCCTTAGGTACTTGCTCAGCTAAACCTTTTCCAAATCCTGTTCCGATTCTACCGAAAATATTTCCCTGCTTCACGTATTGAGCCATTTAAAACCTCCCTTGAGGACTTGCAGGTTGATTTTGCCAATTAGGACTAGAATTAGCACCTACATTATTACCACCCCATTTATTACGAAGCGCATTTCCACCTTGAAATCCAGCCAAAGCGCCTCCAGGTCCTCCCAATGCGAAACCTGCTGCTGCGCCTGCTATTGGTGCAGCTTGTGATAGAAAACCTTCTGTACCTGGCTGTGTAGTCATATTCTGGCTATAATTACCCAATCCAATTTGTCCGATTCCTTGAAGACCTTGGGCGCTTGAATTTCTTAGGTTGGCCCTGATAGCTCCTAGCCTTTCGCTTAGATCGGTAGCCCCTTGAATTTGAGCGTTTCTAAATCCTGAGCTAGATAATCCTCCTGATCCCATACCGGCAAATTGCTCCGATATACCAGGAACGATATCTTCGTTATATTGTCGTAATTGAGGAGCTGCAAAAGCATTAAAATCAGCAGGATTATCACTTAGATTATTTCTATAATAATCCGCAGCATCTCCAAAAGCTCCGCCTGCTCCAGATCTTAAACCAGCATTGACAGCTTGATTATATAATGGCTCCTGCTCTGGCCTTAGAGTTGAAACGTTCTCTCTTTTCTCTGGAGAGCCTGTAAAAAAACCACTAGCTGCCTTATTCCATGATTTAGGAGCTAATCCCAACCAACCTAAACTTAATCCGCCCATATATACCTCTATAATTCTTGAATGTATTCTATAAAAACAAAACATCTTGTATATGTACTTAAATTACTTGTTGTCGTAATCACGATATCTGTAGCATTTATAAAAATCTGCACAGGTGCAATCGTTGATGAAACAAATGGAATTGGGATTGCCGTTAAATTTGTAGGATCAGTCGCAGATGCCCATAGCTGAATTAAAGTAAAATTGGCATCAAACGTTATTCCATGTGGGACTGTTTTTACCCCCGCATTTGGCAATGGTCCAAAATCAACTACTATTCTCAAAATAGTTCTAAACTGCTGTGTTGATCCTCCATCAGTAACGATATTCAAACCAGGGATAAACGATTTACCTGATAACAACTCCTGATCTAAAAAGAATCCAATCTCTCTTGCATTTATGGCATTCCCATGTTTTTTAAACTGTTCTACTACAAATGCTCTAGCATCTTCCCATTTGTCTGGAATAGCATCATAAACAGGAACGTAACTCTCTAGGTTTTGGCTGTCTAATCCGATCGTCATATATGTTTCCAAGTTCTTCTAAATTTTATATCGGCAATCGAACAAATATTTATCCCATATTCTTCTGCGATCACTCGATATTTTACTTTTCTATTCAATTTCTCTCTTATCTCTAGCAAACGACTAGTTGCCAACAGCTGTCCAATAAAAACCCGTGTATGAAGTTCCATTTGGAGCCTGCGTAAATCTCCAAACAAATCCTGTCTTTGTTGGATTGGGAATAGTTTCAGAATCCAATTGAATAGTTTGACCACTTGAACTATTACCAATCATGGTGAATAACACGGAGAAGCAAGCATTTGGGAAGGCCATATTTTCTGTAGAAAATGTTACTGTTCCAGTTTTTGATGCGGAGGAAGAAAATGCAGTCGTTACAATCCCCCATTGCAAAATCAATCCACCAGGAAGGAATGTGAATCCATTTGCACTAGCACGAGGAACAAAGTTCCTTGTTAATTGCTGTAGTCCTCCATTCCCTGTAAGAAAATAAAGAGCTGTGTCTGTATTTATTCCATCATTGATGGTGGCATCAAAAATCTGTCCATATCCTGGTGTTGCAGTATATCCATTGATTGGCTGATTATTAGGTGGGTTGGAGGTAGGTGTTGATACAGGTACCAAGTGAATAGCCGTGTGGTATCCATTTGGTGGAATACCTGAAGTGCTAGTCAATGGAACATGATCTTCTTCCCACTGATCATTTATCTGCGTGAAATTCTGTTGAATATTCAGATAATCTTGGTTTAATGGAATCGATCCAGTAGGTATACCAGGCTGATAGCTCATAATTAATCCTTTAATCTTGTTTGTTTTAACCCTGCCATAGTCGACCTGCCTTCCTGAGCCATAAGACCTGGGCATCTATCTGAACTTCTTGTTGTTGCGGTGTTCCAGACATTTGCAGATTGCTAAACGTGTATTTTAAGGTGATAAAGTTTGCTCGTGTCGGACAATTGACTCTCTGCCAGAATTTGGTACCCTGTGGTGCTACAGCAAACGAAGATGGTGAAGTGGGAATAATAGTATTAAAAAAGGTATCTGGAACTTCTGGAAAAACTCCTACAACTTGATTATTAGAAAGAGTGTTAGATGGAGTCTGATCGTCGTAATTCAGATAGACATAGAGTGAAATCTCACCATTGGCAATAGCAGGCATCAAGATATCTAGATAACCCATTTGGATATTTTGTCCATCATCCAAGAAGTTGAATTTCTTACTTGTGATATAAAAATTCTCTCTGATGTTAATTAATCCACCTCCGACGTAGGTTCCTAATGGAGATCCTACAACTTCAATATCAAACTGATTTTTTACAGTGTTGAATGATCGAAGCGTGAAATTATTCTGATCGATGATGGCTATTGCATATATTCCACCATTTAAATCAGAAAAAGGAGTCGTTGCAGGAATGCCACTAATTCCAATGACAAACCCATTTTGCATGTTATGATTAGGGCTTGTAATTTGGGCAATTCCAGAACCATTATTAATAATGTTAGAAATGTAAAGGCTTACATCGTTTACAGTATCTTGGTCCAATTTTTCAACAACACCCTGTTGATTACCGCCCACAATAACTGGATCTCCCGATGGTTGATCAAGCCATGTTTTTTCGTATTCTATCCATGTTTGAGGGATTTGTAACCAATTAGGATTATTCTGTAATTGAAATGTTCCTAATGTTGTTAGAGAATCATTGAATATGGCCCATGAATCATTTTCATAGTTATAAACTAATCTTGCTGTAGGAAAAATCCAATTTGTATTTACTACTTCAGGATAGAAACTAACTAATGGAACTGTCCAATATGCTATGCGAGTTGTAAAATCTCTAATTCCTTGTACCCTAGAAACACCATTATTGAGAGTGTTAAAATCAAAAACAAAATCAGGGATCTTGATATCGATACGCTCGGATTTATAACTGTCACATTCCACAACTCCCTTGTCACCGATAGAAATCAATGATGTATCAAATTGAACAGCTGCAAATGTGCTTTCCCCACCCAGCTCACTATTTACCTTTTCAATTTGAAAAGGCGAAATTGAGCGGCCTGTATAACGTAACTGCCAAGTACTGCGCTCGCAATAAATAACGAGATTATCCCTAACAAAGCCAATAGATATGATGTCTTCAGAAGTCGGAATATCAAGAAAACCTCCTTGACCTCTAATGTCATCTCTCCATGATCCAGTAGATAATGGAACTGCTGGAGAGTTTGCATAAGTAATAAATGGATTACCAATTGTGGACCAACGTATACGATTTGAAAAATTTTTTGCGCTCGTAGCGGAAGCCCCTTCCCAGGTATTAAAAACAACCATGCGTCCACGGTATGGAAGATTGCAAAGCCAATTAGTTAACCATGTAGGACCTGCATCTATTTGTGCCCAAGGCGAATTTACCGTAGGAGAAGTGTCATGATAGAAATCTAACCAGCTAACACCATCTGTTATCCTTGGCGGATCAGCGTTTGCACCTGAATGACCACTCCCATTTGTTTCCCAGAATAGTTTATTAGTTGTTGTGAATGCTGTTGTATAAGCTGGGGGCATCGATGTCGTGGATATGAGTGGTGATCCTATCCAGTAATTCGTAGACCAAAAGAAATCTGTTCCATCAACTCCTTCTCCTGATGCATTCCATGTTGTTCCTGGAATAAATTCTTGAAATACTCCAGTTGCTCCGTTGAATATATAAGCATATTCTTGATCGAAGAAGATGGTTTGATCCAATGCGCTATTTTGTAGTTCTTCAGTCCGAATGCCCATAACTGGAAGACCGGGAAAGTACTGCACTGCTGTAGTTATATTCGAACCGGTGATCGTTAAAACGCCTGTCGTATGATTAAGTGTGGCTGTTCCTGGACCATTAGTTAAAAGTGTGACTGGTTCTGAAGGTGTAGATGTTGGATTTGTGGGATCGGTAAATATATTAGAGCCAACAGAAAAAGAAGCAATTCCAAGATTAATAGGGTGGGGAGATATGGTAATAGTAGCATCGCCAGCACCATCCGTTGTTCCTATGTTTCTTTGTAATCGTCCTAGTAGTTGATATCCTTTCTTTCGCTTGATTCGTTCACGCCAGACATAGGCGTTTTGTAGAATAGGATAAGCATCATCGGGCAATAGAAACTCTTCCCTATTCTGGATAAGACCTGTCGAGAAACCCGTCACTTTCAAAGGCTGGTAACCTGCCATGCTGATTCTTTAGCCTCCCCTTACGCTTGGCATCTTGCATGTTTTCTTTAGCAGTTCCAGCCCATAAATGTTCAGGATTGCAACAAGATTTATTATCACAATGATGGCAGATGTATAAACCTTCAGGAATTCTTCCTTTAAATATCTCATAACTGACCCGATGAACATGATATTTTTTTTCAGTTTCATGATTTGTTGTGTAAGCATATCCATTGGGATGTAAATCTCCTTTCCATTCCCAGCATCCTTTTTTATTAATTTCAATGTTGTGAAGAATTTTACATTTAGTCGTGCAGTAATCTCTTTTTCTTCCTTTCCCGACAAAAGATTCTCCACATTTTTTGCAAATTCTAGCATTATTTTTTTTCCATTGGGTTTTACGCCTATCAGAAATTTTTTCTTTGTTTTTAACTCTGTTTTCTCTTTTCCAGGCGTTGTAGCAAGTCTTGCAATAAGTCGTGCCTTTCCAAGAATTTTCTAAAGTTCTTTCCACTAAACATTTTGTACATTTTTTCATAATGACTCCTTTTTTATAAGGATATCACTTTTTATGTTTAGTGTCCATTTATCGTCTAAAAACCAGCACCTATACCCCAGCCGCCGCCAGAACAATTGCCATAATCTGTGCTATTGAAAAGCGTGATATTGGGCTGACCAATCTCCTCTATGGATTGCCTTTCTAAGACTAAAGACTCCTGCCTTGCGAATCCTTCTAATAGATTCTGAACACCTTCTACATCCTGTCTATCTCGTAGAATTTCACATGCACTTCCATAAGCGATATATTGAGACCATTGATTCAATATCGGGTTATCCGTTGTCATCATGAATTGTGCAGGAGTTTGAAATGTTTCAACTTCTACAAGATAAACATTGTCAGGAACAGGTCGAATTGTAATTTCGTTATTCCAGAAAAGTAAGTTGTAAGGTCTTCCAGTTTGATAAGTTGCAGCCCATACATTGATCATCGTTCCGGGCGCTGGAGCTACAGGAAAATTAACTGTAATCTGTGTTGTAACGTAGTTGACTGTGCCGCAATATTGTGGAGTTAAAGTATTTGGTGGAGAAGGGATAGGCAATGGGGACAATGCAGGAATAGCAGGTAACTGAGTATTTGCTGGTACAGTTCCTGGATTTGTTGCAGTTGAAAGATATACGTTATTTCCCACATTATTCTGATTAATGAATAGGAGTTGTCCTGTGGTAGTGTTGGATCCAATTCCATAGGCATTAACGACTGCGCCACCATCATCGATAATTCGGATAGGATTTCCATTAACATCGATACCTCCAATCACAAGTTGTGTGCTTAGAATGCCAAAATTTGGCTGAGGAAAAGGATTTTGATTATTCCCAAAAAGGGAAAATGTAAAGCTTGTTGTAACACCATCTCCACCTATTGGCTGAAATTGAGTAGGATACCGTGGATATAGATTGAAAAGTTGATCCCTATTTTTGAACAGATTTCCCTGTATCCCTTCAAAATAAACTGGGGCTCGAAAGCCTTGCAAATTGTTGACGTCGACAGGGTATCTGTCAACATTTGGGATCGTCAAAAACTTATAGACCGATCTTTGTTGATCGATCTTGATAGCATAAGGAAAGTCTTGAGAATAAAATCTATTCACATAATCTTGAATAGATGCACTCGACAAAGAAGATTCGCTAGCAGAAGCCGTTAGCCTTCTAACTTTTTGTTCTATATAGCTATAAGTGCTATTTGCCTGTGCTAACGTCATCTTTACCTTATTCGTTTATTGCTAGAACCCGACTGCAGAAAACCTATGAAGCCATTCGCCCTCTTCATCTCTATCTAATGGAGACTCATCTTTTTTGATTGGATTTCCATCCACGCTTACAAGACCACTTCTTTTAGGCATCTTTT